TCGTACCTCGTCCAAACTTAGTTTCCACAGCAAACATATTACCGTTAACACACCCAACAAAGTCAGGGATACCAGAGCGCCCATAGCCATTGGCAGGAGGCATAAACCACCAGCAACAGTTAGAGTTCTTGAGTACGTCTTTGACAACTTTTTTAACATCGCCTTCGTTCTTCATCGTTTACCTTTTAGTCTTGCGCTTGGACAAATATCTTTTGCAGGGCACCACGGGCACAGGCCAGACGGCTTAGCGTCGAACACACCTAAGTCGATGACCTCTTGTACTTTGTGAAACCGTGGTGACAACGCACGCCACAGCGAATCTAAGAAACGCCGTTCGTACACCGAATTAGTAACCTCGTTAAATTTCAGCCACAGGAAAGATGTCTTTACCTTTGTGACCTCGGGGAAGTGCCAGAATACCATAGCTGCAAATAACTGCAACTGAGTTGGGTTGTCTTTAACTTTGCCAGTCTTGTAGTCTAAGCAGTATGCCGTGTCGCCGTTCACCACTAGCACGTCAGCGATTGAGCGAATCCACACATCCTTAGCGAACCAGTCCACTGGTTGCAGGTCGGCGTTGACTGCCATCTGATACTCAAAGTACTTCGTACCTTCGCGCGCCAGTATTTTGTCGACAACGTCGCCCCACTTCTCTATTGTCTGCTTGCCCTCGGTCGAGAGGGTACCCTCATCAAGGGTGCCCTTGCCTTTGGCTTCGAGGACTTCGTGAACACGGTTGCCGTACTCCGATACCTCTGAGCCTTGGTCTTGCACCCGCTTTGAAACGTATAAGTAATCAAACTTAGCCGCGCATTGCTCGAACGTTGAAAGCCTGCTGAACGATAGCGGCATTACATTACTCATTAGTTTTCCTCAAGTGCTAGCAAACCTAGCTGTGTGTTTAGCAAATCAATGCACTGCTGAATGACATCTCGCCTATGGAACGCGTATCGGTTTGATCTACCAGCCGAAACCAGAGCAAGGAACTCACCCTCCAGTATGCGAACGTCGCCGTCTATACAGCGTAGCGTCACACGAATGTCTGGGTTAGGTACGCCGATGTCTGTCTCGACGTTTAACCAGATTGGTAAGCGTCCGTCAAAGACTTCGTCACTTGGCTTCACCATACGATACCCCTGCTCCTGTCTCACACGCCACTGGCAAATCCTTACGGCACCAGAGCGGCGCTAGCGACAAACATTCTTCCATGTAAGCGCGTGCGTCATTTAACAAGTCATTACTTACAACACAAACTGCTTCGTCATGCACCGATAGTGCGACTGGAAATTTGTGATTGATGCGTGCAGTTTGCCACATAACCACCTTCATTGCAAGATGCTGACACAAGTTTTCTACCATCTTCGGACCGTGGATACGTACGCGCATCCTGCCCATTTGGTAGTTCCACTCGCCGTCGGTCTGCTTGAGGTCGTGGTAAACCACGCCGGGTTCTCCAAGCCTGCCAAAGCCGCTACCGTCTGTGACACACCACCCGTTCACGTCCACGGGTTGTAGGTCGTTTCCGTTAGCGATACTTGGTAGCACCACATCATTGCAGTACTTCCATAGCTGCACGACTTTGTGGTGTGTGCCACGGTACAGATGCACAATCTCTTGCGCTCGCTCAATCGAGATGGGCTCAAGCGCGGGGATACTACGCGCGGTGACGCGCACCATGTCTTGAAACCGCTCGGCTCCTGCACCGTACTGCAACGACAACATAGCCACCTTGCCTAGCATACGCTCGGGGACATCTGCCTTAGTTATGGTGCGGCTAAACAGCTTGCTAGCAAAGTCACAGTACAAGTCCACGCCGTTGCGAATCTTCTCGACAACATCTAGCTGTCCTGCCGCCGCCATGATGACGCGCAGTTCAATGTTCGACGAGTCGCCCACCAACACCGTGTGCCCCTCGGGAGCGCGCAGTGCCATACGCAAGCCCGCAGACGGACCACGCGCAGGGATGTTCTGCCAGTTGATCTTGTTGCCGCCTGAGTAACGCCCAGTTGTCTTGGCACCCCAGAAGTTGAGGTACACAGGCAAGGGTCCACGCCGCGCAGTCTCTAAGAACTTGAGCGCACGAGTCTCGGCGATGGTTGTCTTAACACCGAGCCGTGCGGCGACGAGTGCTTGGACGTCTGAGTTCTCGTGGTCTAACAAGTCGGTGAATTCTTTATCAGACTTTGCGAACGCATAGGTGGCTTTGCCTGTCGTCTTACTTATCTTGCGGGGTGGCACAACGCCTAGCTCCTCCAACCGCAGGGCGAACTTGTCGTTAGACATAATCTGCTCTCGGTTCGTGTCGGCTAAGGCTATCAAGCCCTCCTTGCGAGTTACTTCGCTGGTGTACAGCTCCTCCATCAGCGCCTCGTCGCCAACCAACTTGGGCTCAGAGAACATCCGCACAGTCATGTCGATCAGCTTGGCGTCCAGCGGCGGCGTATCCACGTCCAGACGTTTACCTATCTCGTTACACAGCCATGTGTCGTGCTTGCAGTAGTCGGCGTACTCAGCTAACGCCACGGGATTAAAGTCTGTGCGTCGCTTGCCTAGCGCGTTGTGTACGGCGGTACCTTTGTCGGGCAGGTTGAAATGCTTGGTGATGCTAGCTAGTGAGTGCGAGGGCAACCACGGCAACAACATACGAGCCTGCGCTAGCGTATCCATCCACAGCTTTGGCTTGATGCCGAAGTGTTGCGTCATGATAAAGCCATCGAACAGGGTGTTGTGGCATCGTACGGCACAGGTCTCCCAGTCGACCGTATCGCGTAGCCATGTAGCTGTCTCGTTGTTGTCGCCGCTGAACCATACAGCAGGCTCGTCGTTGCGCATCAGCGAAACGCCGATGACCTCGAACCGCTCGTCGCGGACATACGCGTCTGTCTGCATCTTGGACAGCGAGTAGTCTTTGTCGTAGTACGTCTCGAAGTCGAGTGTGATGATATCCATCACAGACCCTCCAACTGGATCAACAAGTCGACATAGTGCTTGACCTTTTCGAGGTCAGCTTTGCCACCTTTGTCACGCCATCTGGTAATGTACTTAACCACGTTACCTTCGCAGTAGCCGAGGTTGTTCGCGTGGATGTACTCGATGGGCTGAACCTTCAGGTTCTTGTAGTGGTTACCCGCCACTTGCATATCGAGTGCGCTCGTGCCGTTAAGTTGTGACTCAAAGTCAGCGAGGGTTTTGACTGAGTACACTTGGTCGTCAGTAGGATGCTTTGTCGCCATGAGTAGTTACCTCCTTGGGTTGTGTTGCTATGTGTGCTAATGCGTAGATGTGTTCGAGGGCGTGTCGCAGAGACAGCGCTTCCGAAGTCGCAGCTTGTAGCTGAATCTTCAGTTGCTGTATCTCAGCATTGGCATCGCCCAACTGCAAGTCGAGTTCGCGTTCATTCATGTCCTATCCTTGTAAGTTGTATATCGCCAAGCGGTGGCTTCCGCGTCAATGCGTTGCCACACGACTTCGCGCTCTTGCTCGTCCATAAAGACCCAGTTAGCCACCTCGACATACGTCCGTCCGCAACCCTTGCACACCTCATCGTACAACGTAGTGCAGACAGCGACGCAGGGGCTGTCGGGTCTCATCCCGCGTACCCCGTAACGATTATGTGATTTTTTGCTTCTTCCAAAGCGCCGATTAGCTCTAGCCTGTTTTCGACCTTTGAGCACTTGATTTTGAATTGCTCTGTGCCTCGGTTAAACAACAGCACGATGGCAACATCTGGCTCCTCATCAATAGCCTCGTTGAGGGTGGCTTTTGCGTCTACTTTGTATTGGTCAAATGTCAGTGATTTCAGTTTACTCATGTGTTCTTCTCCTTTAGTTTGGCTTCGATGCCTTGATTGCATAGTCGTGAAATATCGCCCCCTTGCTTGCGTCACCAACCTTGCAGGACTTAACCCAGACATTCTTCCCAGTCTTTAGCCTTCTCAGGTGGCCTCTACGCTCATGCAGGCGGGGTGATGCGTGTGTGCCCCCTTTGGACTCTTGGCGGGGCTTAGATGGCTCAATCCACACCGTTGTCCAGTCGTAGGTTGGCAGCTTGCCTTGCTGTATCTTCCGGCGGTTGGTAAATGTGTCACGCACTGTGGGAATGTGCGCCTCAATACGCCTGTCCGTCGCACCGTACCAAGCGCCAATTTGAGCCAACATGAGTTCTGCAAGCTCCTTGTCCACTGGCTCGTCATCGCTGACAGACCCGTATCGAATGTTGTCATCCTCAATGAAGTAAAACATGGCAGGGATCGGCATCAGTCGAGTCCCGGTTGGCCCCTTCCACATTGACACCGTGATGCCTTCATCTGGATCATCTCCAGCCACCATCATCAAGACGGTGTAGCTCGGGTGATGGCTTGTCTTTCCTTGCCAAACAACAAAGCATTTGTCAAAAGGTGGTCGGTGCGTCATCACCGGGTCAAGGTCTGCCCGTTGCTTGTCAGTGAACGCACCAGACAGGTCAAACCATTTGATGTCCACAATGTCCACGCCAGCATCAGCCATCAGCTTCATAGAGTCACGAACAAGTTGAGTGGTCATGTGTTCTTCTCCTTGAGTTTGGCTTCAATGGCGCGGGCAAATTCAAGATGACTGTTTGGCAAGCCATCCGCATCCATCGCCATCGCGTCAACATCCTCACCCGTCAGCCCAACCCACATACGTTTGGCTTCAGCTTCTGCGCCAGCCGCAAACGCTACCTCCATGTTGTACTTTGTGAAAGTCGGCTCATCACCAACATCACCATAGGCTTTAGGTAGCCAACCCCAAAAATCTTCAGTCATGTGTCACTCGCTACTTCTGCTTGGATTAAATTTGCCGCAACGTGCCAATAGTTGTGACTACCCTTAGCCGCCTCGTGTTGAATCATTAACAAGTCAACAATGCGCTTACGCTCTGCCAATACACCCTCTACATAGCCGCCGCTATAAAGTGGTGGGTTTGGCGAATGAAAACGTTGCTCATGAACCCCAGTCGTCTTTTGATTCATGTTGTGGTCTCCGCTCATTTGGTCACCTCCTGAATTGCCTTTTCAATCAGCCCAGAAAACTCCACCCACTCGTCCAGCGTAAACAGGCTCATGTGAAAGTCGCCAATCTGCGCCTCGTTTGGGTCGTGTTGTTCGTGTGGATGATGCTCTGGCTTGCTCACTGTGGTGATGTGCAATCCATCCATCTCAATAGTCACTTCAGTGGTTTTCATTTGGAATGTGCTCATGTTTTCTCCTTGCGTAGTCGGGTCTCATACAAATTTGCTCAAGTCGGGTTTGCGGTAGTTCGGACCTTTCGTAATCTTGCCTGCCTCGTTGAGGATAGGCTTGCCGTCAGAGTCGAACTTGCTCCAGTTGCTAGTGTTAACTTCTTCGATAGCGCCAGTAATCTTGAGCCCCGCGCAGTAGCCAACGCCAACCGCTGTAACAACTTGGTCAGCTAATGCGTCGAGGAACTCTATGTCGTTGTCAATATATACACTTGCCGTACCCAACTTGAGCTGATCGGCTAGGCGTGACGTTAACAACTGCAACACACTCAGCGCATTGCGTGTCTCGGGGATGTCGGAGTCCAGTACCTCCAACATCTCGGCTATCTCTTCCAAATGACAACCAAGCTGCACGTTCATCTCCCGCTCGTTGGGGTTGGGACGTGCGCGTGAGTGCCACATCGTAATTGAATCAATCATTGTGTAATTTCCTTTCATGGCTTGCGTTTGCGTGAGAGTGAGTTCTTTGTCCTCAGCGCAGGAACGGCATCGCCGTCCGCGTTCTGGGCACGTACCTTACCACCTGCCGCACCTGCCGCGCTACGCTTAAATGAAAGCGTGTCCAGTTTGAACAAGTGCGGCGCGGTGAATGCGTTGGGCACTTCAGGCTTCTTCATACACTAGCACCTCTACCTCTGCGTCAGTTTCAATCCAAACCTTTGCGCCACAACTTAGTGGTTTGTCTGGGCTGTACACGATACGGCTCGGACCTTTGATGTCCACCTCGTGCGCGTAGCGGTTCTCTTTATATGTCTTAACAGTCAGCACAGGGTCTGACGTACCGTTCTTGGCGTTAGCCTTAATTACGTGTTGGTTCACATGGATGATTGTCTTCATTGCTTAAACTCCTTTTGCGAGGACCGCCTCGCTTAACTTCTTCGATTCGTTCTACGCTGTGGAACTTGTGTAAGTTACCACAGCTAAACGTCCTGCGTCTGCTACCGTCTGCGCGGGTTCGTGTCTCAAGTACAGTCGCCCACGCATTACATACTGGGCATTTCACTGGTCAATCCTTTCCTCGCGCCCATCTCTGTATCGCAAGGTATTACCACGGCGACTGGGGTGTTGGTTGTGGTCGTCCGCACCGATGCGCGTCGCGGGTTCGCTTAACTCTTTCGGGCGGTAGCTGCCTTCCATCGGCTGAAACGTTCGCTTGGCGGCGACGACCAGCTCCTCTTTCCAACTGCCCCACTCGGTCTTTGGTTTAAGTACGGTTTTCAAAATGGTGCCTCCTCTGTTTCGTTGATTAAAAGTTGTTGACGTATCTTGGCGGCAAGCCGCTGAACCCAGTCGGGCTTGACTCCGAATGGGTTAATACACTTGCCTGTTTTACTGCAATAGCCGTAGTCCTCTAGTCTCACGCCGCCATCCTCCTCATAAGTTCAAGGTTGCGTTGCTTGGCGCGGTATCGTGCGGCAATCTCATCGCGGGTCATGACATCGCGCTTGGCATCTTTGCCGCGCCCGAGTTTGTAGACTTTTATGGTGTCCATGCCACGAGAGTCTTTGTCCCAAGACGATATGTGCGCCGCGCCTGCCCTGCGTAGCTCCCGCGTGTATTGCAACACGGTAACGTAGTGCAGTCCAGTCAACTCGGCTAACTCTTTGCAGTTGTAGGTGCCCTCAAGCATACGCAGAATAAGTTGTGCGTATGTGATGGCGCCTACTTTTATCATGCGCTTTTTGCGGGGCTGTGTTGGCTCAGTCATTGCGGTACTCCTTTAGCACTATGCGCTCGCCGCTGTTGAGAAGGTCAATAACTTCTTGTGTGTTCGGACAGTTGGCGTTGTTCTCGGCGCTGTCGATAAACTTCTTCAAAGCTGTTGTCTTGTTGTGTCGTTTGTAGAAGCTGACGTCGTAATTGTTTGTAGGGGCACCGCTTGTAGGGGCACCGCTTGCACAGGCTTCTAGCTGACGTTGGTGATGAGCTTGAT